ATTTCAGTGCCGCCTACACCAACGCACCGTTCTGCACGGTGATGCCGGGGAGCGCCGCATCAACGGTCACGGTAACCACCTCCACGACCGTGCTGACCGCGACTTTCGGCACCGCGCAGACCGCCATGCAGTATCACTGCTTGGGAACATGATCCGCAACGCGCAACCGCTTCCGTGGCGCTCCAAGGGGCTGAGCGACAGCCTTGATGGCTCAACATCGTTCAGCGGCGCAATGGCGTCGCTGCAGAACTTGATTCCGGACCCGAGCACGGCACAGCTGTGGCAGTGCCGCCCCGCCGCCGTGATCAAGACCACGTTTCCCGGCCTGATTGCGGGCGGCTTCTCACCCGGGTTCTCTCCCGGCTTCGCGGTCGCCGGCGTGCCGACCACGGTCGGCACTATCACCGCGCTCAAGGTCATCGGTACCATTGTCTACGGCATGATTGGCCATGCGGATGGCTTCGACCATCCGTTTGCCTACGATCTGGCCAACAACGTGATGTTGACCATCAGCGGTGACACGTCCATGAACACACCGCTGTCGCAGCCGATCACCGGTTCATGGATCCCTCCCATCATGGACTTGATCGGCAACAAGCTGGTGGTGACGCATATCGGGTTTCAGGTCACCACCAGCTTTATCGGTTGGTTTGACCTCTCGACCCCGACCGCGCCGGTCTGGCACGCCGGCAACACCACCGGCACGCAGCTGTTCACGGTGCCGCCGATCGGCGTGGCGCAGTTCGGCAACCGGGCTTATTATATTCACAACGCGCCGGGTGCGCCGGCGCTGATCTTTTCCGACATTCTCAACGCCACCAACAACGGCACCGGCGGCATTGTGCCGGTGATCACGCTCGGCGACGCAGCCCCGATCTCTGCATTAGGTCAGCTGCGCTTCTACAACCAACTCGGCGGCATCATCCAGGGCCTGGTCGCGTTCAAGGGGGTCTCGAACAGCTACCAGATCACCGGCGACGCGGCGACCAACAACCTCGCGGTCAACGCCATGAACCTCGCCACCGGCACATTAGCCCCTCTGTCAGTGATCTCGACCCCGCGCGGGCTTGGCTTCATCTCGCCGGATGGTTTTAGGATCATCGACTTTCAGAGCAACATCAGCGATCCGATCGGCATCAACGGACAGGGTGTGGTGGCGCCGTTCCAGTACACCGCGCAGCCCTCGCGCATCGCCGCGGCGTGCAACGGGAATATCATCCGCATCTCCAATCAAAACGCGCAGGCTGCCAACGCGCCAATTCAGGAGTACTGGCTCGATCTCGGCCGCCAGATATGGCACGGCCCGCACACGTTCCCGGCTTCGGTGATCCAGCCGTTCATGGGCACCTTCATCCTGGCGGCGCCGAGCATCCCCGGCTACCTGTGGCAGTCTGATCCGGTGCAGAACGCCACCAGCGTGTTTGTCGAGAATACCGTGCAGATGCAGTGGCAGTACCGCACGACGTTCCTGCCCGACACTGACCAGATGTCTAACAATAATATTGGTGAGACACTGCTCGATGCGCAGCTCGGCCCCAATGCGCCGATCACGGTCAGCGTGACCGACCAGAACGGCGCGGTGGTCGATACGGTCTCGATCATGCAAAGCGGCACCGGCAGCGTGTGGGGCCAGTTTCAGTGGGGGCAGGCTCCCTGGGGCGCGGCGGCGACTGCACTCGCCCCGCGTCAGTTGCAGTGGCATGGCCCGATCGTCGTGGCCAAGGCACAGTATCAGGCGGTCGGCAACAGCAATGCCAGCCTGCGCCTGGGCGCATGGCATTTCCGCTACGAAGAGCTAAAGTATCTCACCGATATCACGGCGGCCGCATGATCAAGGCTCTGGCGCTCCTGTTCACGCTCATCACCTCGCCGGCATTTGCCGGTGTGTCCTGCACGCTGCCGTTTCAGCTGCAAAACAACCAGCTCGCCGATGCCTCGCAGGTGATGGCGAACTACAACGCGCTGGTCACCTGTCTCGGGCTGGCGGCGGCGGCCGGAACGAATAACGACATCACCTCGCTCAACGCGCTCACCACCCCGATCAGGCCCGCGCTCGGCGGCACCTCGGTCTACACCGCATCAGCAACTTCGACCGGCTCGGCCAACGCGCAGGTGGTCGCCACCACCGTTCCGACCCCTTACGCGCTGGTGCAGAACAACAAGATTATCTTCACGGCGGGGTTCAGCAACACGACTAACATGACCCTCGCGGTCGGCGGCACGCCGGCGACCAGCGTGTTCCGGCGCACCACCGATGGTGTGCAGCCGCTCGCCGGTGGCGAGATCATCGCCGGCACGATCACCGAAGTTGTGTTCGATGGTGTCCAGTATCAGCTGATGAGCAACGTTTCGCCCTTCCCCGTGGGAACAGTGCTCGATACCATCTCCGCGGCGGCCGATGCCGGCTTCCTGCTGATGAATGGCTCCTGCCAGCCGACCGCCACCTTCACCGCGCTGTGGACGAAGATGGGCTCGCCGGCGTCCGGTAGCTGTGGCGCTGGTAATTTCGCATTACCCGACGGCCGCGGCTCGGTGGTGGCGATGCTCGATAGCGGCGGCTCGACCAACATCAACATCTACTGCGGCGCAAACCAGATTGGCACCATCTGCGGCCAGCAGCAGCGCATCCTTTCGACTGCGATGCTACCGCTGACCACCACCGGGGCTGGCTCGCCGCACGCGCATAGCGTCTTCATTCGCGATCCAGGACATACGCATAGTCCTGGCGGCCTATTCTCGACAAGTGTCGCCGGCGCGCTCGGGGTGACAAGCGGTTCCTTTTCGACTACAACCATCCAGTCCAATACAACCGGCATCCATGCCAACAGCGTGAACGGCGGCCTGGCCGCCACCGATGATGCCACCGCGACCGAGAGCGCGCACACGCATACATTTGGCTCGGCGTCGCCCAACGCGGTGCCTACCGTGCAGTCGACCGTGCTGCTCAATCGTCAGATCAAATACTAGGAGGTGACTTATGGACTACAAAGCGACGCGCAGCCATTCGCCGAGCGGTCACGCCAACCGGCCGGAGCCGGCGATCCACCAGAAGGGCATGCACAACAAGGCGGCCGATGCGCGCGAGCCACACCCGAAGGGGCCGAGCGTGAATAGCGAGGCGACCCGCAGCCAGGTCGGGCAGGCGGCCCCGACCATCGGGCCGCGAGCGGCATGAATTTTCTCGGCAACCTGTTCAATCCTTCTGCGGCTAACGTACCGCTACCGAGCTACGTGTCGCCGCAGGCGTTCGGCGCGACGCTGCCCACACAGACCACGCAGGCACCGGGCGGGAACATCGACCCCAACGCGGTGGCGGGACAGTACTACGGCGGGGTCGGCAACCTCGGCGGCTACAACACCTTCGGCCAGCTCCTGCCGCAAGCGATGGGCATCGGGCAGGGGATGATCAACGATCCCTCGGCCGGCATGGCGCTCGGGGGCGCTTACACCGGCGCCGGCTACGGTGCCGGCGGGGCGGCGAACGCCTACGGCGCGGGCGGCAATCTCTACGGCATGATGGGACCGATCATGCAGCAGGCGTTTGATCCGCAGAGCGCACTCTACCAGCAGCTCTACGGCCAGACGCAACAACAGTCGCTTGCTAATCTCTCCAATGCCGGCCTGGCGACCTCGCCCTACGGGCAGGGCGTGCTCGGCAACACGCTCAATAATTTCAACATCAACTGGCAGAACGCGCAGCTGCAACGCATGCTCAGTGGTGCAAACACGCTTAATACACTTGCCCCGACCGCGGCGCAGCTGCAAGCCGGCGCGGTGCCGCTGGCCGCGCAGTCGGCAGCGCTGCCGTGGATGCAGGGTCAGCAGATCGGTGGCGCCAACCTCGGCACGCTCAACACGCTCGGCGGCTTCGGCACCTCCGCGGCGCAGCTGCCTCAGCAACAGCTGCAGGATTACATGAGCCTGATGGGCTGGGGCACCGGTGCCCAGCAGCAGGCGTTCAACCAAAATCAACTCGCGAATTTCGTCGACCCCTCGCAGCTGGCCGCGAGTGCGAACGCGTTCAATCAGCAATTATTCTCCGATCAGATGAC